AGGCTGCTTTGAAAACCTTCCGTCAAGCCTTTTAGCATCGGCTGGAAACCGCCTGTAAATCCTGATGCAACCCAATCCCACGCGGCCTTCATGATCGCCATGATGTTATCACCGAGATTTTTGAACACAATCAGAGTTAGAGTCCCAAGATCGATAAATAGCTCCCTCCAATTCCGACCAACGAACCCTAGAACGTCCATTACCGCTCCGCCAAACCATTTTGCGCGTGCAATAGCGTAAGTGAGCGCGTTGCCTGCTGACTCTGCCATCACACCCCACACCAACCCGATATTCTTAACACTGAATACAACAAACTTGATGCCCGCAATAAGCCCCTTTAGGGCGCTAGTCGCTACTGGAAGAAAGACGCCGCCAATCTCGGCTGCCGTGTCTGAGAACGTCGCCTTCAATGCCTTCATCTGGTTGGCGAATGATCCGGCAGACCTTGTTGCATCACCCTGTGCGGCTGTCGTGCCTTCCATAATTATTTGCATTCGTGCCATTACCTTCTGCTGCTCGGTGAGGTTTTTCGGGTCGAATCCCATGCTCAACGCCTGCTGTTTCACAGCGGCTTCCGATACGATCACGCCATACTTCTTCATCACTTCGCCCGATCCAGTCAGGGCAGCTTGCAAGTCCCTTAACGTGTCCGTGTCCTGCATGTTGTTGAATGATGCCAGATCGACCGCGAGGGCGGTAATATTCTTGCTCATCTTCTCGGCTGCACCCGGTTCAAAACCAAGCGGCACAAACAAGTCCTGAGAACTTGCGAGGAAGTCGGCAATTTGCAGCTTCGACCGACCAACAGTTCCAGCGAACCCATCTCCCCACGCCTTGACCTCTGAGGAACTTTCGCCAAAGACGACGTTAAACTTGTTCATGGTCTCTTCAAGGTCGCTGGCGACTTTGATAGCTGGAACCAGAGCAGCCGCAGCAACAGCACCAAGGCCGAGAACCGCACGTTTGGCGTAAGATGTGAGACCACCAAGAGACGACTTCGCCTTGCTGATTCCTTTTGAGAACCGGCTAGAGTCCATTCCGAGTCGCACAACTAAATCGCCTCCGAGTGCCATCCTTCCGCTTTCTACGCCCCATATAGATTATTGAAATAGACTCGCTATCGATTCTATTTCTGAATCACCCTCTTCTGCTTCAAGGAACAACATAAAATCGATTGGCTTGCCACCCGCCATAGATGCGGCCACCTGTGCAGACCTCATATCTCTTCGCTGGTCGCCAAACGGCTGAATCTGGTAATATGCCATCCAATCATAAAGCTGATCCCTGCTTATCTGATGCAGCATTTCAATTGGGTTCACGTACCCAAATTCAAGAGCCATCATCATTATGAATTGCCGATGATTATCCCCCCTTAATCGTTCGACTTTTTTTCAAAATCTTCCTCGTCTGCAATCCCACAGAGAATGGACGCCTCTTTGTGGATCGTCGCCAAAACTGATGCGGGCCACTCTCGGAGTTCGGTTGCATGTGTTTGGTCGAACATCTGCGAACCGTCCTCATTGACGACGCATAGAATGGCGAGCTGAATCCGATTATCGACCATCTTCGACCGGATCGGACGCCCCTTACTGTCATGGAATTGCTCGTGCCACTTTTGTAGCTGCCCTTCACTTGCACCCTGAAGATGCACGTCCTGACCGTCTATCTCAATCGTTTTCGTCGTCTTCTGGAATTTCAGCATCTTCTTGTTCCCCTAGTTCAAAGTTATCTGGGTCTAATTCTGCAAGTTCCACAGCAAACGCATCTCGGAACTCTTTGTATTTACTTTTAGGTGAATTGCGTAGCATCGCCGCCAGTGCCGCAATCCGCTTAGGCCGCTCAGCCATCCATTGTCGCACCTTATCACGGCACTCCTCATCCTCTGGCACTGCAATCGGGTCGGCGTTCATGTGACCTGGTACGCAGTGTTTCCAGCAGTCAGTATGTTCCTGAATGTGACCGACTGGACGCTTAATGACTTGCGGCACGTCGTATTCCGCGCCTTCCCGCTTCGCCTTGCGTGCGGCCTTGCGGTCGTAGTCTGGATTAAACGAACGTGTCTCTGCAATCATTCTACATTTCATAATTCACTCCCCTTACGACTGATAAGTTGGCAGCCCGTCAAGCTTGATTCCTGCGTCAAAACCAATCGGGTCGTTCAGGTTTGCCGAGGGATCAAAGCTCGTCCAGATTCCTGTGAACGCCCAGTCGGACGCGGTTGCTGTTGCTGTCCAAATTGCATTCATAGCCACATCATCAGCAGGCGTGGTAATAGCGTCGGTGATAGCCTGCTGACTGGCGTTTGTCGGGTCAAAATACCCACTCAGAGATACAGAACCGCCCTCAGAGAACCCGTTGACCCCATAGGTTCTTCCTGCGTCTGTTTGTTCAAGAACAGAAGTCTCAAAGGTTCCTACCTCTGAGCCACTGAAGCTGAACTGAGTTACCTGAGCCACTGTTGTCAGCGTGGTTCCGATAGTGGTTTGAATCGCAGAACCTTTTGACTTTTTAACTGCCATTGATTATCTCCTAAGCAGGGTTTTCATTATTTATTCGATAAGTTCCGGTTGCGATGTAAAGCGGCGAAGCCTTACCATCATCCGGTTCGTCAATACTTGTCGCTGTCCCCTGCCATTCTGTCTCTAATATCTGCTTGCCGCCGATTGTTCCTGTGTAGTCGGCAAGCCCTGCCGCTGTGCCTGTTTGGGTTGTTACGCCATACCTTGTAGCCCACTCAAGGTTCCGTGAGTCTGTTTTGTTCTCTGCGATACACATGACATCAACCGTTGTGTAAACGTCTGCCGTTAGTCCATCAAGCCCCTCTACAGGTTCCTCGTTACTCATGGTGACGACAATTGCCGGATAGTTATCCGAAGGCAATAAATGATCGACTCTGATTCTGTCTGTTATATCCGTAACTGCTGATATGGCTTCTAGCCTATCCACAACAGCAACCTCGATTCCTACGCTCATCCCCTACTCCGATTCTTGCGCCGCTGCTTCTCTGCTTCCCGCTCGACTTTCTTTTTGAACGTCTTGCGCATCTCTTCTATTGCCTTCGGTTCCGCTCGCGACGCAGCTTGCGGGACAAATCCACGAGGACGGACACGCCCACGGCTCGCACCAGACTTAGTGATGCGCTCTTGTGTTCCGAGGGGTATAAAGTGGGCATGTGGTGCGATAGTGGCGTTCCGACGATTGCCAACCCGCAAACCCGTTTTCCCGGCCTCTTTATCTAGTTTGGACTTCAAGCGTCTCACACCAATGGATTTCTTTACACGCCGATTCATATTGTGTCCGGGCGTTATCGCTTTTGGTACATCTTTACGGACCTCGCGGCCAACAATAGTCAATGCTCTATTTACAGCACTCCTCATAATTCGCTTGCGTACCGAATCACGCAGACCTTTCAGTGTGGCTTCTAACGCCCTGGCTCCCTCTACTATTTTCTCAGTCATGTGCCGTCTCCAACCAATACGCACAAGCCAACGACAACTCTCTATCGTTTGCCTGTTCGTCTTCTGGAGGTGAGGTCAGATAATGCGTCTTACCCTCGAACTGCACGCGGTAATCTTGCGAGTTAATATCTCTGACTGTCGGATTCCAACGAACCTTAAAGACCCGCTCGATTCGTGAATCTAGCCTAGCCGTTCTGAAGAATTCAGAAGTACCGCGTGACACCTCCCGACATGAACCCTTCCAGAATTCGCACCAGTTACCATCTTTCGTGCGGTCTTCCTGGTTGTACTCCGACTCTGTACCGCCGTCGTATATCTCAATCACAATTGGGCGGTTGTATTGATAATTAGGCATACTGCCACCCCCCGCAACCAGACAGAAACGCCTGTGTCTTCTCAGATGGTCCTGGCATCCCGTTGTACAAGTCTTCTGTGTAGCTGAATATTGTATCCCGGTATCTTTGCGGCATAGTTGTAATATCGGAATAGCCCGCAACGTATGTGATTGTCACATCGGCCAGCCCGTCATCAGTCGCCGGATATGTTTCGTTATCTTCCGGCATAATGCGTGCGAAGTGCGTTGCGTCTCCCAGGTCAACTACATACTTAGAAGCCGACCAAGTCTGCGCGTCTCCATTCTCATCGACATACCCCACGGAAGTCACCGAACTGGCGGGGACGTGTTTCAGTTCGATAACCCCGTGAGGAAATTCGTCGAGTGTCAATGTGATGGTGCGTTGAGCGGTAACGATACCTGTGTGACGTTCAAACCATTCACGAGCCGATTGCAGGTGCGAAGAAATCAGGCTGTCGTGCTGCTCGAATTCGATTCGTGCATACAACTTGAAATCGTCGCGCCAACTCGGCTCTGTGAT